GCTCGCTGCCGGTGCAGAGTTTGAAAGATATGTTGTACACCTTTGTGTATCGAAATCAGAGTGTGCATATTGGGAAATGGACTATCAAATACGATGCGAAGCCCTACTCACAGAAGAGTACTACAACCAATTTATTGGTGGGAAGATAAACGGAAAATGGCTGAAGAAAAAAGAATCATAGTTTATACACAAGCAGGTTGCGAGCCATGCGAAGTGTTAAAGATGTACATCGAACAAAAAGATGTAAAATGTGAGCTGATAGAAATAGATACTGATATATCTCGTCAAACCTTACAGAAGATTCATCCTTCTATTAAGGAAATGGGATTTCCGTTTTCTACTGTTGATCATAGACATATCGGCGATTTAATGTTATATTTGGAGAGTGGTTTAGATGCTTGATGTTTGGCGAGTAAAAAAGACAAAAGAAATTGTTTATCCTATGGGTAAGCACGATAATAACTATACCTTATGTTTGTTTCGACATAATAAACAAACAAAATCTGGTAATTATGGTAGTCTGCGTGTAGTACGTAATGATAACCTCGTGAAGGATAGAGAAAATGGCTGAGATCATCAATGGTGAGTTCAAAAGAAATGAAACCAATGAGAAATCAATGGGTGGCACTGAAGTATTGACAATGAAGCTAGCTGAAAGGCTAGATAAAGATACTTTAGATGGTGTGCAAATTGTTTCGTCACGTGTAAGAGAATTGCAAGATGATATGATTCGTATCTTTTGGGCTCATGATCTTCCTGGTGATCCTGAATCAGAATTTATTGGTACTCAATATGGCCAAGATAAGTTTCATCGATTCGTATTCGTATCTAATTGGCAGATGCAGGGATATATCCAACGCTATGATCTGCCTCCATCAAAGTGTGTAGTGTTGAGGAACTTTATCGATCCAATCGACGAAGTTGAAAAAGCAGATGATAGAATTAATCTCATTTATCATACTACACCTCACCGCGGTCTGAATATTCTTGCTCCAGTATTTGATAAGCTGTGTGAGAAATATGATAACATTTATCTTGATGTTTATTCGTCATTTGCTTTATATGGCTGGGATGTTCGAGATCAAGATTTTAAACAAGTATTCGAATCACTTGAAAACAATCCACGTGTTACTAATCATGGTACACATCCGAATGATGATATTCGTGCAGCTTTACAAAAGTCTCATATCTTTGCATATCCTACAACATGGAAAGAAACATCATGTTTAAGTCTGATTGAAGCAATGTCAGCAAAAAATGTTTGTGTGCACTCTAATATCGGCGGGATATTTGAAACTGCATCACATTGGACAAATATGTACCAATATCAAGAAGATATTCAAACACACGCTGCTGCATTTTATAATATGCTTGATTTGACCATTGAAAATTATCAACAAATGAAATTAAATACAGGTCCCACTAAAGTATATGCTGATGCATTTTACAGTTGGGAAAATAGAAAATCTGAGTGGACAGCATTGATTGGTTCACTCAAACATATGGTTGTAGATAAGTCATTGCCAACAGATGAAGGACCCATGTTCAATTATAAAACTGCATAAATAGTTTTATGAGCAATGTCATAGAGTTTCCAGTCGAACGTCGCATCGAACAAATGGCTATCGATGATGGGTTTAATATCTACGATCGTGTAGAGGTAGCCGAGATAGATACAGAGCAATTTCTGTCTGATCTACTTCGTAATATGTTTGAAAACGATTACCAAATAGATGGTGAAGAATACGTATATGATGTATCCTTCTTATACGAATCTCTCAAATCACTCGTTTATAAGATGAATGACTGCCATCACCCTATTCAACATTTTGCTAAGAACTTATATTGGGATGCCGTACATCCTGATACAACTCAATTGGAATTCGATTTTTAGGTTTACAAAGCCACTTTTATTTGGTAGAATATACTAATAGATAAGTGGAGTTTAACAGTGATTATATTAGATTACAACCAAGTAGCCCTCGCCAATCTTATGGTCAGCGGCCCTAAAAACATCAATGCGAATGAAGATCTGCTACGTCATATGATCCTCAATTCTATTCGTATGAACAAAGTTAAGTTTGAGAAAGATTTTGGTGAGCTCGTCATTGCATGTGACGCTACGTCTAACTGGCGCAAACAGTTCTTTCCCTATTACAAAGCGAATCGCAAGAAGAATAGACAAGATTCTGGTCTGGATTGGAACGAGATCTTTCGTATTCTGAATGCAGTACGTGATGAGCTATTAGAATTCTTTCCCTACCCCACCGTCCGAGTTGAGCATGCCGAAGCCGATGATGTCATTGCGACCCTTTGTCATGAACACGGACGCCAACTCGGCGGTGACCCTATCCTCATCCTTTCAGGTGACAAAGATTTCCAACAATTACAAAAGTATTCTAATGTAAGTCAATACGATCCAGTTCGTAAGCGATTTATTAAATGCTCTGATCCAGAAACCTTCCTTAAAGAACATATCCTTAAAGGTGATACAGGTGACGGTATCCCTAATGTACTCAGTTCTGATGATACGTTCGTAGCTAATGCGCGCCAACGACCTCTCAGAGCGAAGCGTATTGATGAATTATTGCAACAAATACCAGAAGAATTAGCACATAATTATCATCGTAATCGTATGATGATCGATTTAGATCGTGTACCTGCAGAAATCAAACAAGAAACCTTACAGCAAATGTCAGAGCAAAGCAATAAGACTCGAGCAAAGCTGTTCAACTATTTTATTAAGTATAAACTTAAGAACCTAACTGAATGTATTTCGGAGTTTTAAATGGCAAAGTTAATTAGCGATATCTTCAAAGAAATTGAGAAGACAACAGGCAGAAAGAATAAGATCGCAAAGCTAAAGGAATATGAAAGCAATAATACTTTTATGCAAATCTTAGAGGCTGTATGCGATGTACGTGTCGTCTTTCAATTACCTGAAGGCAATCCGCCATATAAAACTCCTGATGATATGATTGATAATACAGGCGGTCTATATCAAGAAGTCCGTAAAATGTATATCTTTACTAAGAATCAACGTAGCGCAAATATTCATCAGATTAAGCGCGAACGTGTATTCATTGAGATGTTAGAAAGTATTCATCCTGAGGATGCTAACCTAATGCTCGGTGTGAAAGAGAAGAAGTTGCCATATAAAGGCATTACTTCGAAGTTAGTAGAAGAAGCATTCCCAGGAAGGTTCAAGTATGAGTAAGTCAAAACGAGAAAGTAATTACCGTAAAGAAGAACGCAAGTTCGAAGATGGTGATAAGCAATTCATTCATGAGTATCGCGAGCATAAAGAAGAAAAATATTTAAAAAATGTTCTCCGTTCTAATGATTTAGAAGCTCTGTTAGAAGTAGAAGATTATAAATAAAACATGCCGACATACACATATTTAAATAATGAAACCGGTGAGTACGAAGACCATCTACACAAGATCTCCGAAATGGATGACTTCACTTCTAGGCACCCGCATCTAACTCGTGTAATCACAACGAATAAGACAAGTATTGTTACTGGCGTCAACGTAAGACCTGACGCTGGCTTTCGTGATGTTCTCAAGTCAATCAAGAAGGCCTCAGGGAGGGGCAACACAATCGAAACTTTTTAACCCGTAACTATAACAACAAAAAAAGAGTAGGTTATATGGCACTTTCGAAGAGACAGCGTCGTTCGCTGAGAAAGAACGGTATTTTAGATTCGAACGAACACGTACCACAGAGAGGCATGAAACTTCAGCCAATCTTTCCGAAAACTTTTGCTCAACAATTGACGTTTGATGCATTCGACTCAGGAGACCACTTACTACTTCATGGAATGGCAGGTACAGGTAAAACCTTTATTTCATTTTATTTGGCACTGTCCGAACTTTTCAATAACCCCGACTGCGAATTCTATGACATCACTGTCGTAAGATCTGCAGTACCAACCAGAGATATCGGCTTCCTTCCGGGTAATGAAGACGAAAAGCTATCAGTATATGAAGAACCTTATCGAGCAATCTGTAACGAGCTGTTCAAACGAGGTGACGCATACGATATCCTGAAAGAGAAACAATTAGTCAAATTTATGTGTACTTCTTTCGTCAGAGGCTGTACAATGGATAATACTATTGTCATAGTAGACGAAGTGAATAATATGAACTTCCATGAACTCGATTCACTTATTACACGAATCGGTGACAATGCGAGATTGATCTTTTGCGGTGATTTCCGTCAAAGTGATTTAACTAAACAACAAGAGAGACAAGGTCTCTTAGACTTTATGAAGATAATTGACAGACTGAACGGATTCGAACACATTGAATTCAATTCTAACGATATTGTTAGATCATGTCTGGTGAAGGAGTATATCATTGCAAGAGAAGAGCTCGGACTTTGCGCTTAAATTATTTGAGCCCAAAACCCTAAAAAGAATCAACGAGGACGGCAAGCGGCTGTACGTTACTGGAAGTGGAGAAAAGTATCCATCAGTAACGTCAGCCCTTGGTGCATTATCGAGGAAGAAGATATGGGAATGGCGAAAACGTGTGGGCGCGGAGACTGCCAACAAGATCTCAACACAGGCCTCGCGCGCAGGTACTGCAGTGCACCAAATTGCCGAGGACTATATTCTGAATCAGATGAAAGAAGACGCGAATCCGATTGCGCTAAACACTTTCAGAACCATCCAACCTTATCTCGACAAATTCGTGGACGAGATCTACGGAGTGGAACTGCAAATGTATTCGGACGAATTAAAAACGGCCGGTACGACTGATCTTATTTGTCGCTACGACGGCAAAAACACCATTCTAGACTTTAAAACATCTAAGCGTTGGAAATCTAAAGACGAGATTAAATCGTACTTTATGCAAGGTGCTGCGTATGCTACAATGGTCAAAGAACACTATGATATGGATATTGAACGTATCGTAATTCTTATGGCTGTTAATGGCGGTGAAGGTTCAATAGTGTTTAACGAAGCGCTTGAAGATTGGCAACCAATGACTCGTAAATTCTTTGATCTATATCATAAAGGTAAACTAAAGGAATTCTAATGCATCCAAGTAAATGGGCATTGTCAAGAAATTTTTTGACTCATGATCAATGTGATGAAATCATTGAGCTTGCTGATAAAATTCAAATGCGGCAGAGAGGCGGATTATCTAATAAAGATACGAATGTACATAAAGCTTCACGCTTATGTGATGTTGTTTGGTTTACAGAAGAAAATGCAGAGAGCGCGGGAATTACAGATGAAGTAGGCCAAATTTATCAAATCGTAGATCGTCAATTTAATGGCGTCAAAGAAATTATGAAACTAGATCATTGGTTAATCGATGATCGAGAAAACTTTCAATACACTGAATACAATGGAATGGGAGAGTGGTATGATTGGCACATCGATTCTCACCAAGAACCATATCCTGAATTAGATGCCAATGGCCAACCACACCGATGGGCTGGTAAAGTAAGGAAGATGAGTATGAGTATCTTTCTTAATGATCCCACTGAATGGACAGGTGGTTATTTTGAAATAGAAAATACATATGCCAGACCACCGTCAGAAATGTATATGAGAATCAATCGATACGGACCAGGAATTGCAGATTGTAAAAAGGGAAATGCAGTTATATTTTCATCTGATTGCTATCATCGTGTTTCGAAACTAGAATCTGGCAATCGTAAGTCATTAGTCTGCTGGTTCGTTGGTCCGCCTTTCGTTTAATTATTCAGCGGATTATCAAGTATAATCTGAATCTTCTCTTCGAGATCCTTTCTCGTCTGACGTAAATCTTCATCGAGCGTTCTCATGCGCTCGTTTACTTTAGACTCAATACTGTACACATCATCACGCAACTCGCGCTGTGTGCTATTAGTCTGATCATCTACACGTCTAGCTAGGGCCTCGACTTTATCCATATCCTGAGTAAGTCTATCATCAGTCAATTCGATCTGCTTCTCTAGCTGATCCAACATATCACTGAGTGTATTCATTGTTTCTAACTGGACTGCTAACTCTTGTTCAATATGTGACATATCAGGAGCCACGTACTCCTCAATCTGAGCCTTCATATTACGGTAGTCATTATAAAATTCGAATGCTCCCCACGCACCACCACCAAGGGTTGATAATGCTGTCAACACGATAAACATCTTACCGCCTTTGAATGTCATGCCAGCAAATTCAAATTCTGCCATCTTTCTTTGCCTTCTCTGCTAGTTTTCGATCTGTTGTTCTGATGATAATAGCTCCGTGCTTATCGTAAATCGTATACCACTTCATAGTATACTCACAAAGCCAGCAATTAATACACCGCAAAATATAAAGAAACCCATCACAGCTGCTATATCAATATAAAATGCTTTTTTACGGGCTGCTTTCTCTGCAGCTATAATTCTCTGCTGACGAATAAGTCTGCGCTCTTTCATCATATCTTCATAAAACTGCTGTTGACCAGTATATAGAAGAAATTCGTAAAGTTCTTTTTCTAATTGTTTTATTTTATGACGAGCTGCGGTAACTTGTAGTGCCTGTGCCTCTACACTATTACCACCAAATAATTTGCCCACCATCGATGGGTTTGTTGCATGTTGATTGGCTTCTGCTAGTGTTTCTTTCGCATCAAAGAATTTTGCAAAAACATCATACATATCCTGGACTTCTTGTCCTTTCTCAATCGCTCCTTTAATCATATTAAAAGCAGAACCAGCCATCGACAACGCGGCTGCTATTTCTACCATTATGATTATTCCTTATCTGTATTACCTGCCATTACGCTTGGTGCCGCCGGAGCTTCAAACTGCAAGTTCCGAAGGTTTTGTATCTCGCGTTGTAACTTCAGAACTTCGAGTCGTTTTTTTTCTAACTCGAGTTTATATAATACATTACAATTGAGTCGTTCTTTTGGTGCGCCGATTGGAATCGTAATTCTACCGTATACACCTATATCTCTCATAAAATCATCTTGTTGGAAATTGTACATCGGATCCAAATTATTATAATACGGATCGTTTTGGTTCAGTATGCCAACAACACCGAACTCGACGTTCGTTGATGAACCAATTGCTGCTGAACATTCTAGGTCACCAGCTCTTATTCTGTCTGACTGAAAACTCTGTGGAGAGTTCGGTATAGCCAGGTTGATACCATTCGACTGAGCATAAGCAAAGCATGGAAATAGTATCAGCAATGTTAATAATCTTTTCATTTTATTTTAGAACATATCCTAGATGAAACCAAACTCGCCGTCACATTTGACTTTACGTGTAAAGATCGAGAACAAATATATCTTACACGAGGCAAATCGCCCTGTCTTATGTATATATTTATCTTCTTCCTTTCAAGATATCTGATAGGCGCATTTCTTTCTTGTGCTGCCCATGGTACATGAGCCCATTCGTCATCA